TTCTATATCTTTTAATGCTCCGGCATCATCAATTCTATGAGCCGGATAGTCAAACCATAGATTAACTGGGTCAAACCTTGGATACTCTCTTAATGTTCCTTCAATTCGCCAAGCAGACAGCTGTTTTACTTCTCTTTCTGCTCTTTCAACCTCTCTGTCTAACTCTTTTAATTGTTCTCTATTTAAGGCTTCTTTTGAGTGAGTAAGCATTTGTGACTTACTAAGTAAATCATCTAATCCAACACTTTCTAAATAGTATTCACGGTTATATTTTTCTATACACTCACCAATTACTTTTGATACTTTTTTATTTCCTTCTTGTTTTAAAATATTTTCATTAAGCTCTAATTCTGTTAAATCTAAAAGTGCATCAGGATCTCTTGCAAATACTCCTGAACCACTGGCTCTATCCATTGATTTTTTAGTACCTTGATATCCTTTAGAGTGGTGATGGCAATAAATTACTGCACTTCCCAAATCAGAGCATATCTTGTCAAACTGATTACAAAAATGAGCCATTTGGTCTGCACTGTTTTCGTCTCCCGTAATTACTTTGTAAATAGGGTCAATAACTATGGCAATATATCCCTTCTTTTGAGAACGTCTTATTAACTTTGGAGCAAGTTTATCCATAGGAACTGACTTCCCTCTTAAATTCCAAATATCAATATTATCTAAGTTTTCAGGTGGAATTTTTAAAGCCTCGTATACATCTTTAAATCTGTGTAGACAACTTGCTCTATCAAGCTCTAAATTTACATATAGTACCTTTCCCTTTGAACAGTTCCAGCTAAACCACTTCGACCCCTCTGCTATTGCTATACAAAGTTCTATTAATGAATAACTCTTTCCTGCCTTTGAAGGTCCTGCAAGTAACATCTTATGCCCTTGTCTTAGAACTCCATTTATAAGGGGTGGTGATAGTTCAGGCAAATCATCCCAATACTCAGTTAAACTTTCAGGATCCGGCAAGTCGTCATTAATTCCCTCAATCCACTCAAACCATTCTGACCAATCTGCCTTGCCAATATTTGTATCTATTAAAAACTGCTTATGGCCATCTCTAATTATTCCGGGCATTCTTGAAAGTCTTGACGGATTTCTATTCTGACTATCTATTTTTAGTCCGTTTTTCTGACAAACATTATATAAATAATCTACTCTTTTTCTATATTCTTCATAACTTCCCGCATCAATTCTAACTATTGCATGAATAGATTTTTTACCGCTGTATACTAGAGCAGCTACCGGAAGTTCCAACTCCCTAATAATTGCATTTTGCTTATCAAGTTCCATAGTGTCTGATTCTACAAGGGCATATCTATACTCAGTTACATTTTCATTTTTTACTCCCTTACCATCTAATGGATTAAATCTTATCCAAGCTCCAGCCTCTTCTTTATAGTCTCCAAGTACACTTCCTATATCTCCATTACAGGAGTTAAGTTCTTGAATAAGTTGGCCTGCGGTTCTATCCCAATGACCTCTTGTAGGTAAATACTTCCCATCATCTTTTTGCCAAGTCCCAGTTACATAACCAACATTTTCCGTAGAGTCAAAGAGAGTTTCTAAATACTTAATTAAGTCTTCTACCGGATTCCAATTTTTAGGCTCTTCTATTTCTTTACCTTCAAGCCAATTAGTATCTATTAAGACAAGTTCGTCTTCAATCTCATCATCCCATTCAAGTTCTCTACCCTCACCTTTTGCGACTATTGGAGACCAACCTTGGTCCTTTGCAAGCTGAACTATAGATCCACCGGTTACAGGTGAAGATGTTCCATTAAACGTACTCCATTTTTTAAAACACTCTCCAGGATGATATCTTGCAGAATCTCTTTTACTCCATTCTTCCCAAATAGATGCAGTATAACCTTCATATTTTAATGCCATTCCAACATTAATCCACTCTTGGTAATTCAATGAACTTGGGTCAATATATTCAATTATTTTAGTTAAATCTAAATTACCATGGAATTGGCTCATAATTTACCTCTTTATTTTCTGTATTCTTCACCGGCACATATTCACTTGGAACAATACCTCTGGGCATTCTCCAACCATTGCCGGCTATTCTATCTATTAACTTTCTTGCAGAGTCAAATTCCCAAGTTCCAACGTGTTTAAATCCTCGACTTTCCAAAAACCTAATTTGTTTTGGTGTTGTAAGACCCTCAACTCTCCTCTTATCTAATCTATCTAAAAGAAGTTTTGCCTTCCCAGCATTGCCTATTTCATCTGGAAATATTCCCATCTTTTCAAGTGCTTTTACTTGCTTTTCTGATGGAGGCCCCATCTCCCAACCAAAGGCCGGAACATAGTTAGTTAAATCCTCTGCTTGAATACTCATTTCAAATTGAAGCGGATTGACAAGTTTTTTCTTTCTATGTCTCATTTCCTTAAGCTGATTGGCAAGAGCCTCTTCTCTTTCTGAAATAACGTCTTTTTCTGCCTCGCCTTCAATTTCTTCTATATCGACAGGACAACCTGCCTCTTCCTCTTCAATTTTTTCTGTCATCTTCTTAGCTATTTCTTCACTACTTGCAATTAAGTGTGCAGGATGACAAAGCTCATGCCTTTCTGTATGCCATAAAAAATCTAATAATAGTAAATGGTCTTTATTTGGATATAGTCTTGTTCCTCTGCCTACCATTTGAGAATATAAACTTCTTATTTTTGTTGGTCTAAGAACTACTACACAATCTACAGATGGACAATCCCAGCCTTCTGTTAAGAGCATTGAGTTACAAAGCACGTTGTACTTTCCCTGGTCAAAATCTCTTAAAACCTCTTCTCTGTCTTTTGAATTTCCATTTACTTCACAGGCATTAAATCCCTTACTTCTTAATATCTCAGTAAATTTTTGACTGGTTTTAATAAGTGGTAAAAACACTACTGTCTTTCTATCTAAGCAGTGTTTCACCATTTCATCTGCTATTGCTTCTAAATATGGATCAAGTGCAGTTCCTAAATCACTTGTTTTAAAATCTCCTGCTTGTTGACTTACACCTGATAAATCTAATTTAAGAGGAATTGTAAGTGCTTTTATTGGACTTAAATATCCTTCTTTAATTGCCTTTGGAAGTGTATATTCATAAGCTAGGCTGTCAAAGTATGTGCCTAGATTTTTCATATCTCCTCTATCAGGAGTTGCAGTTACACCAAGAATATTTGCATCTTCAAAGTGATTTAAAACTTTTTGATAACTATCACTTATACAGTGGTGAGCTTCATCTATTACAATAGAATTAAAGAAATCTTTGGAAAACTGATTTAATCTTTTATCTCTCATTAGTGTTTGAACACTTCCAACTGCAACCCTGTACCAACTTTTTATACAGCTGTCTTCTGCTTTTTCTACTGCACATTTAAGTCCAGTAGACTGCTCTAATTTATCTGCAGCTTGATCTAAAAGTTCTCCTCTATGAGCAAGGACAAGGACTTTATCTCCCATTTTCACTCTTTCTTCTATTATTTTTGAAAAGACTATAGTCTTTCCAGTTCCTGTGGGAAGTACCAAGAGAGTTTTTTTGTTTCCATCTTCCCACTCTCTTAATACTGCCTCTTTAGATTCTTCTTGATATGGTCTAAGTTCCATATTAATCACATCCTAAAACTGTCCCGGAATAAATCCCTTTGGTTCTTCCTTTGGATAAAATCTTTTAATATCATTGTAGGTATTTCCATCTTCTCCTACATATTGCACTACTTTACATCTTCCGGTAGAACCTACTACAGTATTCCAATTCATTTTTAAACGTTCGCCTTTTTTCTTTTGTCCAATACTTGTAAAAAATGCTGATAAAAAACTTTCAGTTGTAGTGTGTAAAAATAAATTGTTTTTAATTGTAGCTTTGCCCTCCGGAGTTTCAATTGTACAAAATACTATTGCCTTGTTACATGCCGGCAACTTTGCACTTCCATCATGTCTTGCTCTTTCAAAACTTGTAACTTTAAAATCGTAATCTCCTGGAGGTATTAAAATAAAACTTGATTCCTTTTCTATTTCATCATCCCAGCCTAGCGCTCTTTCTTCTGTATTGTTATAATTTTCCATTTATATCCTCCTATTTATTTTCCTTAATTAATTCATACATTTGTTTCCATGCTCCTACTAATACTCCACTAATAAATGATTCGTCATAGTTTTCAATTGGTGTATCTAGTGGATAATATCCTCTGTCTGCCACTACCTTTTGAATTTCTTCAACGCTTACACTATTTAAAACCATTAAATCGTTAAGTGCTTTATTTTCTACAAGCTTAGTATCTGTACTTACTTCTTCTTTTATTGGCTCTATCTTTGGAGTATTTTCTTTCTTGTTTTCACATTCTTCCTTAGCCATTTCAAATGCTTTTCCCCAGCTTATCCTTTGGTCCTTCTCTTTTATTTCAAAGGCTCTTTGCGATATATCTGTTTTATCTAAAGGAGTAAATCTATCATCTAACATCATTAATCCGTCATTAGCTTTTTTTAATTCTTCATTAATTAACTTGTCATATTCTTCTTTAGAAATATTTTCTACTCCTTGGTCTTCTGGAATTTTATCTCCTGGTAATATTTCTAAAGTGCAATCTGATTCAGGATGATAGAAATACATATTTTCTGCTGCAATGTTACTTTCTTTTGAAACTTCTTTAGGTGTTGGCTCTTTTACTGTTTCTTCTACTTTTTTATATTCTGACTTATTGAAAATATGAGCTATTGCATTGAAATCAAAAGGTAATTCACTGTGAAGGCCATGTCTGTTTTTAGCATCCCAAGCAGGCATATGGCTGGTATACATTACACGTTCTCCACCTTGTGCCTTGTTCTTGCCCTTTGTTGCTCCTTGATTATCTACGTTTATAACAATAGTTTTATAGTTGGCGAATAGTACCATATCTGCCCATTCTTTTACTAATGGAGCTGTCTTTTTTTGCAGCTTTAATTCCCATCTGTCATAAGCTCCCATTTCATCAGGCTGCTCAAACTTTGTAATTTTAGAATGTGCAGTAATAACTACATGGACTCCTTTATTAACTAATTCAGATAATTTATTTAACATTCTTCCAAAATCTTCTTCTAAATATGTGTAGCCTTTTCCATATCCTATACTTTCAATCCCATCTACTTGGTGCTTTGAACATATATATTGCATTGTTAATTTTTCCGCCCAATCAGCAGTGTCTATTACAAGTGTCTTACATATATTAGGATTGGCTATAACATAATCAATTTGACTCATAAGCATCATCCAACTTGATGGAGCATCTAATCTTGCCACGTCTAATTGTTTAGTAGAACCTTCCGTATCAATAAAAAGTGGTTCTGGAAAATGACTTGCAAAAGTTGATTTTCCAATTCCCTCCGGACCATATATAACTACTTTTTGAGCTGAATCAATTTTCCCTCTAGTTATGTTCATTAAAATTCACCTGCTTTCCATTTAGGTATCTCCGTTCTATCTTCTAAAACTAAGCCATCTTCAATAATGATGGAACACTCTTCTCCTCTACTTACTCTTGTAGCAATTACTTGGAGTCCTTGCTCTTCCAGCCATACTCCAAACTCTTGTAGTGAATTTAAATCCATTTGTTCTAATTTATCCATTAATACAAATCCACATTGAGGCTTTAGTTTTTGAACAATTGCAGTGGCAACTTTTAGACGATTTGCTCCACTCATTCCATCCCACTTGTAACCTTGATAGGTTAGCTCTCCATCTTCTACTGATAAACCTTCAAG